TACAGCGCCTCAGATCGCTGCACGGCTTGCAAGACCGTCGACCATGCCGGCATAGCGTCGTTGCCCTCGCATATGCTGCGCAGCGACTTGCCCTTGGCCAGCTCGTCACAGACACGCTGCATCTTAGCCTTGCTCAACCTGCCTGCCATAAAGCCAACCGCCAAAAAAGAGCCGAGCTGCGCATGGCAGCTCGGCAGGGAGAGAGAGAGAGAACGACGCCACCGGGGAGGAATCGGCGCGCCGATCGTAACGACGTCGACCACAATTCCGGTGCGTTGGGAAGCGCGACCGGCGCAGCCACCCGGCCGCAGCATAAATTGTATGGCGTGAAACGCGCGCACCGTAAGGGCTTGCGGGCTATTTACACGCAGCTCCCACGTCAGGACGCTTTTCCCATTGACGCCAGGCACGCTGGTCGGTATTGTGTGACCACGTTTACGGAGAGAGAAAGGAATAGAGATGATCGATACAGCAAAATATACCGCTCACAACAACCCTGGAAAATTCGAGGGTGAGACCAGCGCCGCGGAATACTTTTGGGAGCTGGTAATGGGTGGCGACGGGGAAGCCTGGTCGCCAGATGCAGACGAAAGTGGCGAGGGCGCATGGTTTGATGTGTTCACGGTCGACGCAGACGAGGCGGAAGCCTGGCCGGAAGAGTTCAAGATCGGCGACACAGTGATCATCTGGGAATGCTCGCAAGGGTTCGTCACGCTCTGCGCCTATGGCACGCGCGAGGCGGCAGAGCGGCACGTCAAATCATGGCTAGGGACCGCGCCAGGATTGGCGCCAGCCCGCCAGGCGGGACTCCGCTTAGCGCACTGGCTAGCAGTGTCACTCGCTAGCTAATACAGAAGGAAAGATTAACCTGCAGGAGAGAGAGACATGACAACTCCAACAGCGCAAAGCGCAATCCGCACCAGATACCACGGCCCCACTAACACAAGGGGCTCGCGGTTTGTTGCAACGGACGGTGAAAACCGCGTGACCGTGCCGTACGACTACAGCTGCGGTTCTACCGAGAACCACTGCATTGCGGCGCACGCATTTCTAGCTAAGTACAATCCCTTTGAGACAAACATGCCGCCGAGCCCACACATCAAGCTGGCAGCGGACGCACTATGCTTTGGTAGCGATTTCTATTGGGCATGGACGTATTGCGTGGGCATTGACGTCGAGTACGTCTAGCCACACCAACTAGGAGAGAGAGATGACCCATAATAACATGACTACGAAAGACCTTGGCAGCCTGCATCTCTGCGCAGGCTGCGGCGCCAATTTCTATGACATGGGAAAATTGCCGCCAACATGCCCGAGATGCAATAGTGGGAAAACGTATGGCTATTGGAGGGAAGAGCCGGGGCTGGAGCCTCGGCCGCAGACGAAAGCGACCAAACTGCGCCGAAAACAGCGCGACCTACTGGCGCTGCTCCTCGCGCAACCGAAGGGCATCGAGCCAAACTACTATACCGGCAGCGGCCGCTGGACCCGAAGAGGACCGGACTACGTCGTGCAGCTCCGCGAGCTGCTGACCGAACGCGGGCTCGTGAGGGGACGCCATTTCCAGATCGGCAACCGCGCACCACGCGGCGGCTATGCAGGCGATTTCATTCGCCTCATGCCGGCAGGGCGTCGTCTCAAGGCAGTCCGCCTCCTACGCGAGGAGATAGGCGATAGAACGGGCGAGAGCAGTTTCCACCGCCTCTGCCGCTACCACGGCGTGGAGCACGCCTCCTCGCGCAGGAGCTAGGTCGATGCTAACAGCGAAATGGGCGGCACGCACGCACGCTTTCCAGCCACGGCGAGGACTATACGAAGGCGAGTGGAAACTCGCGACGCGACGGAAAGACGAGCATCTGATGATGCACGAGGTCACGTTGTGCGGGCGTTGGTTTGAGGCTCGCTATGTCCTGCGAACTGGAAGCAATGTTGACGCAGTGGATTGCGAACGATGCCAAGACTCAAAGCGCATCAATAGGAGGACGCGACATGAATACAGATAAATCATACGGCACTGGCTATCAAGCTGGTCTGGACGCGCTTGAAGCACTGGGCAAAAGCGGCGCAAGTGAACACGCTGGCTTGGCTGGCCTGATGGCCGTTGTCATGCACGCAACCTATGCGATGGCACCGAGCGAGAAAATTGCAGAGGAGCTAATCGAATTTAGCCAAGAAGAGGCGTTGGAAAATTGGGTGAAGGAGGAGGACGCGAGATGAACGGGCTAACAAACGAGCAAATCGAAGACCTGCACCACACTGTCTGCCCAAGTTTTTTCCGCAAACAGCAAGAGCGTTTTGAAATTCTCGACACTTGCGGAACAAAACCACAGGACATCAAGGATAGCCAAGCGCACATGCGCTGGTTTGAAAACCAGCTAGAAGCGTTGATTGCTTTTAATCACTTCTCAAAGCAATACAACGTGGCGTTGCTGTGGGATATGGGGGCAGAACCAGAGCCGCAGTATTGCCTGCTGCGGGAGGACGAGAGATGCTAACAGCGAAGCCCTACAGAACAGCTAGAAGCGAAAGAGCTGCGCGTGTAGCGGCTGCCGGCGAGGCGCTCTACGGCCCTCGCTGGCAGACGTCGCTGGCTCGCGATCTCGGCGTGGCCGCACGCACCGTGCAGCGGTGGCACGCAGGCGACCGCGTAGTGCCGAGCAGAGTGGCGGGTGAGCTGCGTGAGCTGCTCGTCGAGCGCCGCGTCGGAATTGATGCGCTGCTAGTGGAGCTATCAGGGAGACAGCTTTGATGCCGCGTTGTACTGCGTGAAGTTCACGAGACTTACCGCCACATTTGCTGCCGCGCGTTCCACTCGGCGGCTGTCCGATGCAGGCACAGCTCATATGCGTTCTTCACCGCCCGCCGGTTCGTGTGTGTGAGCCGCGCGATGCGGCTCCAGGCCGGCCCGCGGTGGCGGAACACCGCGCTTTGCGCCACTGCCCACAGCAGGCGACGGTCTGCCAGACTGCGGATGCCGGCAACGATCGCGTGTACCAAGTCGTAGGCGTCGATCTGCTCTGGTGTAGCGCGTGCGAGCCGCACGCGCGTGCGGTCAGGCGCGTAATCGGCCCATTCCTGGAGCAGTTCAGGCCACCAGCTCGTCGGCGTTCGTCGCTCAGCCGTCGGCAGGCGGCGATCGGTCTCGGCCGCCGCGAGCAGCAAGTCGTGCAACTCGCCGGCGGTAATCGGACTGCTCAGCACTAGACAACTCCAGATAGGCGCTCCAAAACTCGCCACGGTCAGCCGGGTTCAGGCGGGCGACGTACTCTTGTAGCGGATCGCGGCGGGCCTTTTTGCCGGCAATGACAGCTTGGTAGTCCGCGTGGAAATTTCGGCGGTCAGTGGCACGAGAAACTAAGTCAGCTACACAGCACTGATCAGCTTCTATAGCTACGCTGCATGACACCTCATGCAGTGTAGCTTCATGGTTTTGAAAGTTTTGATTTTGGGGGTTGTAGTGACGTAGCTTCATTGCATGAAGCTGCGCAGCTCCATGTAGCTGTCGAGCCAGGCCACTGTCAAGCAGATTGCTCCAAGATGCGACAAAACCGTGCATCAGACGTGGCGAAACTTCTCGTTCCAGCTCGCGCAGGTCGCAGCTACCACCCAACCTGACCAGAGCAGAGACGACCAGCGTGGCGTCATGTGAGATCAGCACGGGCCGTCCGCAGCATAGAGCGTACACGTCACTCCTCGTCTCGCTCGACGATGCGCAGGTCATAGCCGAGATTGTGGAGTACGGCCTCGAAGTTGCCGAGCAGCGGCGCGTGGCGGTAGCGCCAGTCGGAGACCGTGACGCGTGACACATCGGTGCCGTCTACAGCGTCCTTGATTAGCAGCTTGTTGTCGTTCAGCAGCTGGAAGAACTCGCGCACCAGTGCCGGCGCGTGCTTCGGTATGGCCAGCTTCCCTGCCCACCGTGCCGCACCGCGGCCCTTGCGCAGGTTTGCGCGGCTACGCCGGCGCTTGATTTGCGGCGAGCGCGGCGAGATGCAGGGCGTGCACAGCTCCTCGGCGGTGCAGGCGAAAACAGTCGACAAGCGGTGCATGTGACCTGAATGCAGCGTGAGCTTGCCGGTCTCCAGCGCGGACAGCGTCTGCGCGTCGATGCGGCTGACTTGAGCGAGCTGCGCCAGCGACCAGCCGCGCCTGCCGCGCAGCCGCACCACCGAGTTGGGATGCCGCTTGCGTTCACCGGCCACAGCGCAGCTCCACCAGCGGTGCCAGGAAGTCGGCTGTGTCATCGATCGATCGCACGACTCCGACGCGGCAGCCAGTCTCGTGCAACTCGGCGTGAACCGCCGTCTGGCGCGGCGATACACGGCCCGTTTTGCCCTTCACCTCTAGGAAGAGTGGCGACCAAGCCGCGCCCGCGAGCCACCAAGTGGGGGGAATGAAAACTTCGAGATCGGGCCAGCCGGGCCGCACGCCGAGCTGCTTCTGCCGCACGCGGTATTGCACCTTATGCCTGCCCTCGTTCGGGCTGTGGTGCACGACGCTGCCTGCGGGCAGTGCCAGCGCCAGCCAGGCCACGATCGAGCGATGAATCTCGCTCTCGCTCATGCCAGGTCTGCCGGCGTGACTTCGCCACCAGTCGCTGCCTGGACGCGCAGCGCCACGGCGAGGCTCGGCACCCGCCTGCCGCTTGACAACATCGAGACGTATGCCTTGCTCATGCCGAGCGCGGCGGCCAGCGCAGCTTGCGTGGTGTCGCTCTCGTTGAGCCAGTCGGCGAGGGTCATGGCGTGAGTTGTAGCGTCACTGGCAGTGGAGATCAAGCTCCACGCAGTTTCGTGCTCTATTGACAGCGGCGGCGCTAATGGAGTAAAACGCGCTGGTCTCGCACGATGAGGTGCGTAATGAGTACGAACGACTTCGACGATCTCCCCGCGTGGGCGACGCGCTTCAATTTCAGCGCACATAGCCCAAGCGGCACCTCGCGGCCGAATTGCCGGGAGTTTTTCGAGAAGAGCGTGGCGAGGCCGGCGCGGCTGTATGCGCCGGCCGGCTGCCGCATGACGGCTGGTCTCGTCTGTGAGCGCTACGCCAAAGCCAGGGTCGTCGCCGGTGACGATCCAGGCGAGGCGTTCCGCCAGGCCGTGTCCGAGTTCGACGAGCATCGCGTCCTTGAGCACGATCCAGCCGACGCTGCGCGGTGGTCACTCATTCGCGATCAAATTTACGAAATCCCGCTCACCAGGGCAGAAAAAGACGCTGGCGTCGTACCGATCAGCGGCAGCGTCCTTGAACTGACTTGCCGGCATACAGCCGAAGGGCTGGCCGAAGCGACGCGCGAGGCCAACCAGGTCACTGACGGTCGTTGGGTCAGCGTGCGCCTCGACGGCGTGGACCTCGACTTCATTGGCGAGATCGACGTCGAGGCCCAAGGCGTGGTCGAGATCAAGACACGCTGGCCGACTCTGTCAGCGAAATCAAAGCGCGGCTGGCATGTGAACAGCTTGCCGGCGCGCCCCGATCCGAACCATGTGCGCCAGGTGGCGCTCTATTGGAAGTGGCTACGCGAGCAAGCGGAGAACGTGCCGGTCCGGCTCGTCTACGCCAATTGCAAGGGCTGGCGAGTTTTCGACAGCACAGATTGCGAGGAGCTGTCAGTCGCGAGCCTCGAAGCGGCGCTGGAGCATATGCGCGTGGTCGCGCGGGCGAGAGAAAATCTGATGAAAAGCGCGGGCAGCATCGAGGAGCTGTTCTCGATGATCGCGCCCGATTTCTCCCATTTCATGTGGCGAGACGTGCCGCCGGCGTACCGCGCCGCGGCCGAGAAACAGTGGGGTATGTGAGCATGAACGAGAGCTTCACCATCACCGAGCTGCGCGCCGTGGTGCGCTGGCTTGACGCACGCGAGCACTGGCTGCGCACTGAGCGCCTGATCATGGAATGCGGCGACGACTTCGCGATCTCCCGCGGCAAGGGGCCGGCGATCAACAAGCTGGCAGACGAGGAAAGCGCCGCGCGCGTCAGCAAGGTCACTGCGCAGGATCAGCTTGCGCAGGCAGCAGCGAAGGAGCCGCCGTGGCGGACCTGTGAAAGGCGCCGCGCCGGAGACACGCCGTGAGCGCGCGTGCACGCTGGCTAATCGACCGCGCGTCCTACCCGCTCCCAGGCGCGGCAGTAGGGCGCGAAACCAGCATCGCGGCGGCCGACGCCGTCGCCGAGCGCGCGCCGACCCTGCGCGAGCTGACGCTGCGCGCGATCCAGGCCAGCGAGGGCGGACTCACGGCTGACGAGGCGGCGGACGCGCTCGGCATGAGCATCCTGTCGATCAGACCGCGCGTCACCGAACTGGCGCGGCGCGGCTTGGTCGAAGACAGCGGCGAACGTCGCCGCAATCAAAGCGGAAAATCAGCAATTGTTTGGAGAGAGGAAAAATGGAACGAAACAAACGAGCTTTTCGACTGCAAGACCCTGTCGTCGTCGTGCGCGCGGGCGCGCCAACGCCCGGCGTCGTCGTCGGCGTGACGTTCGAGGCTGAGCCGCGCATCGACGTCGCAGTGCTGGATGAGATTCTCACCGACTTGCCGGCAACCGCGGTGCGACCGGCATGAGCATGAACGAGGCGTTAGTCAGTGCGCTAGCAGAGATACGCAATCCGCCGCTCGACGGCACCGCCAACTACGGGCGCTACGCGACCCTGCCGGCGTGCCTCGACGTCGCGCGGCGCACCTTGGCGCGCCACGGCCTGGCCGTCGTGCAAATGACGTGTACAGACCCAGACAGACTGGTGACGCGCGTCCTGCACACGAGCGGCGAGTTCGTTGAAGACGGCGGCGTACCGCTGCTGTGCGAAAACAAGGCGAACCCGCAAAAGATGGGGTCGGCAATCACTTACGCGCGCCGCTACGGCCTGTGTGCCATCCTCGGCATCGTCGGTGAGGAAGACGACGACGGCCAGCGCGCTACGCCGCACGCCGAGCTGCCGCCGGCACGGGCAGCGCCCGTCGTGACCAAGCCACCGCCGACAACGGCCGACGACATTCCCTTTGATGAGTCTGGCGTGCAGACCGATTGGGCTGCGTGGTGCGCCGAGCAGATCGCCGGCTTTGCCAAGCACCGCAACGTCGCCGAGCACAAGCTGTGGTCAAGCACCGTGTGCGAGTGGCGCGAGCGGCTGGCGCGGGAAGATGCCGAGCTACACAACTACCTAGCCGGAAAATACGTTGAGCGCCGGCGCGAACTCGATAACAAAACAGGAGCGTGAAGCTATGCCCACATATGAGAAAGTGAAGAAATTCAATCTGTTCAAGGAAACGAAGGAGCCTGGCAGCCGGCGGCCTGATTACGCCAACGGCAAAGTCATTTTTGAGGTCGCGCTGGAGCCAGGCCGCTATAGCTTCAGCGGCTGGCAATACGAGGACACGGGGAACATCTCGGTCGAGATTCAGCGCGTAACGGAAGACGCGGCCGGCGGGTATCAGCCCGGTGCCGACCAGCAGCTCGCGGAGCTGTCAGGTCTCAGCGGCGGTGGCTTCGATGACTGAGCCGCTGCCGTTGCTCATCGACAGCTCGCGAGCGTGCGAGCTGCTGTTCGGCGCTGACAACAGGCGTAACCGCTACCGTCTCTATGGCATGATCTCACGCCGCGAGATCAAGGGCCGGCAGTTCGGCGGCCGCTGGTATATTCCACGCGTCGAGATGGAGAGTCTGCATGACGAGTACGCCAGCTCAAGTCCTCTGTGACGTCGCCGAGCTGATCGAGAAGCGCGGCCACACGCATGGCGACTGGCGTGGAAACATGACCGCGGCCGCCGTGCTCTGGTCGACGTACATCGGCAAGCCGATCGCGGCGCACGACGTCGCCGTCATGCTGGCGCTGCTCAAGGTCACGCGCATGACCGCCGGCGAGCACGAGCCAGACGACTACGACGATCTTGTCGGATATGCCGCAATCGCGGCGGCACTGCGGCGACCGCACCACACGGTGCAGCCGCCCTGCGACGTCGAGGAGTGAGCTGCTAGCTCCACAGCTTGGCGCCGAACGTCGCCGCGTCTGTGCCGTCGCGGGCCACGTCGTCGATCCAGTGGCCGTAAAGCTCGCGCGTGGTGCTGATCGACTTGTGACCCATCAGGGTGGTGATGCGGTGGAAGTCCGCCCCGAACAGCTCCAAACAGATGCTGGCAAAGAAGTGGCGCAGGTCGTGCCAGCGCAGCTCCTCAATGTCGGCAGCGACGCAGGCCGGGTGCAGCACACGCTTGCGCAGGTTGTCGCTGGTGACGTGATGGGTCTGCGCCCGCGTCGGGAAGACCAAGCCCGCGGCCGGCGAGCGTAGCTTCCACTTGCGCAGCTCCGCGACGAGCTGCGGCGTCAGGAAAACGGTGCGAAAGCCGGCGTCGGTCTTGACCACCGGCTGCACCTGGTGCACGCCTTTGGCGACCTCGCGCACGGTCTTGTTGACCGTGACGCGGCTCTTGGCGAAGTCGATGTCGGACCACGCCAGCGCGGCCAGCTCGCCGAACCGCAAACCCGTCTGCGCAGCAAACGACATTGCCAGGCCGTCGCACCAGTCGTCGCTGGCCTCGGCCAGCTCGATCACCCGCCGCACCTCGTCAATCGAGAATCGCGCCAGCTTTTTCTTCGCGGCGGTCTGCGCGTAGCGGACCTCTTCGAGCTTGACCTGCCGAGCCGGATTGACGTGGCTGCACCAGCCCTGCTTATGAGCGAGGTCGAAGAGCTGCTTCAGCGCATCAAGCCGTTCCTTCACGGTCTTGGCTGCGCGATTGATCTGCGGGATCAGCCGGTCCTCGATGTCGGCGGTCGACACGTCCACGCACTTGACCCCGCCGAACCGCGCGCCGCTGATCTCAAAGTCCGCCCATGACGAGACGTTGCGCTTGATATTGTCGCCAGACTTGTAGGCGATCTTGCCCTGTTCAACGCGCCGGTCGGTCTTGGCATGGAGCAGCACGATCGCGGCATCGATCGTACCCGCCGCTGCGGTGGTGACGACGCCGCCGGTCGTCTGCGCAGCGTTGATCGTCGCAGCGTAGCCCGCGGCTTCCTCGCGGGTGCGGAACTTGCGCTGCTCGCCGACGCCGCCGTGCAGCTTGCGGACAGCGGCAGCGCGGGTATCGACGACCCAACGGTCGGCGCCCTTGCGGTATTTCGGCGTGATCTGAGCTGTCATCTCTCTCTCCTGTTGTTTTCGTTCACCTCCTGTAATGCTAAAGTAACTGTCAGTGAATGACAACCCATGACCGTCAGGTTCTGCAGCGGCTGCGCTTCCACGTCAAGAACTCTGCGCCTTCTTCAAGATCGGCGAATGCCGTGATGCGGCGCACCGGCTCGCCCTCGCTCGGGTCGATCACGAACAGGATCGTCGAGCCGTATTCATCCTCGTGGAACCCGTGCCTGGTCGCGAACTCGTCGTGCCATTTATAGCCGCGGGCGCGGGCGAGGTGAACGACGCGGCCATCGTCCAGCTCCTCGTGCGCAACGGCCCAAGTGTGGTGATGACCCGCGACGTAAATATCCGCGTCCTCGTCCCATAGCGCCGCGCGCTTCTGGCCGTGGAGCCGGTTGTATATCGACGTGCCTTTGTGGTGGTGGGCGGCGTAGACGCGCACCTCGCCGGCGGGGAACACCAGGCGGAAGCGCGCACGCCAGTCGACCATCGGCACCTGGGCGACGTTCTCACTGCGCAGGAAGCGCGCGAACTCGCCGTGCATCACGTCGTGGTTGCCCTCCAGCCACACCACCCAGGGGATGCCCGCCTCGGCCAGGAGCCAGCGCGCCAGGCGCTGCTCGGTCGGCCGGCTGATGTCGGCCTCGGCGTAGAGGTGGACGAGGCGTCCCCAGTTGTCGGCAGAGTCGCCGATGTTCACGGCCATCATGCCGGGAGTACCTGCCAGGATTGCGGCGTCTCGTCGCAACAGCTTGATGTTGCAATGTACGCCAAGATGCGGGTCGCCGACCACCGCCAGGCCGACCGGACTGTCCGACTTGATCGTGATCGGAAACCATCGCTCGGCCGTCTCGCGCGCCTGCTTTTTGGCGAAGCGGCGCTCAAGGTGGTCGAGCATTTCCCCGACGTCGATGTCATCGTCTGGAAACGTCGGCAACTCGACCTCGACCTCGGCCGGCTCCTCGCTGGCAGACAAGCCGAACCGCTGGCGCGCGTTGCGCAGTCGGTGATCAAGAGTCGAGCGGTTGATGTCGAGCGCCAGCGCAGCCGCGGTCACGGTGCCGTGGCGCTCCACCGCGTCGAGTGCCTCGCGCAGCACGGCGTCAGTGAGCTTCGGCGTCGCCAAAAGTACCGTGCGCCAGTTGCGACGCCAGTCGCCCGGCGCGATTAGGCACCTGATCGGCGTATCGGCTGTCGAGCAGTTCAATTGAGGCGAGCTGATAGTCTCGCGCGGCTAGCGCCGCGAGCATTCGCACAAACCCAGAGAGCCGTGTCTGGCCAAGTTGAAACGCGAGCTGCGCGACGACCGCCTGGCGGGCAGGGTCCAGCTCGTCGAACCAGGGGTAGCGCGCGCACTCGGCGAAAACGCGCGCGACGTCGTTGCGGAGGAGCATCTCGCCCTCGGCTTCGGTGATGCCGAGCCCGCCGTTGCCGTCGATGTTGCGGCCATAGCCGATCGAGTGCGCGCCGGCAGGACACATATAGCAGTATGCTGAAAAGCCCTCTTCGCGCTTCAGTGCGCGGAGCAGAACGTCGGCTGGATAGGCGTCAGTCATCGCAGATAGCTCGCCAGGCAGCATTGTGCTCACGAATCTGACGCACGGTTTCGACGCTGTCGACACTGCCCGAAAATGTGATCGGCGAGAATGCCAGGCACGCGCTGTCGACCGTCACGTTTGACGTCGAGGCGCACGCTGCCGTCAGCGCGCCGCACACAAACACCACCGCCGGACTCAGAATCTTGAGCAGAGCATCACTCCCGCCACCACGCCGTCGCTGTTCGTCGCCGAGACGCTGAACGATGCGAGGTTCAGGCACGCGTCAGTCCCTGTTGTCGGGGTCATCGCGCACGCTGACAGCGTCATGGCCAACGCTACGGCGAGCAGCCTGAGCCGCGGCCACCGCTGCCAGCCCGGTCGTAGCTTGTCGAGCAATCGCCTTGGCCGCACCAGCTTCCAGGAGCTGGCGGTCATGCGCGATGCGCGCGAGACTGCGGCCAAGCGACAGCGCACCGCCCAGCAGCGTCAGCCACACTGGTTAGCGCACGCCAGCGCGTAGCCCAGCGAGGCCAAGGCCGGTGAGGACAATCTGCGCCTGTTCCCAGACGGTGTTCCAGCCAGCGGCATCGCCGGCCAAAGCGTTGACAACGCCCACGGCTATCATTAGCGTGGCAACAATATAGGTCTTCTTTCCTCGTAGCAATTCCATGTTATCTCTCCTAGTTTTACCGATGGTGGTCATGTCGAATCGTAGGGCAACTCAAAAAATC